AGAAGCTGCAAGCAGAGTTGTCTGCTATGAAGCACACCGAGGAAGTCAGGACTATCCGCGAAGCGGTTGCCACACAATATGGAATTCCTGCCAATCTATTGAGCGGAGAATCCGAAGAGACTTGCACAGAACAGGCGAAGGCCCTTCTGGAGTTCAAGTCATCAACACCTTATCCGAACGTTAAAGACGGCGGAGAGGTACAGAACGCAATCAAAGGCACTACTCGTCAGCAATTCGCTGAATGGGCAAATGCCGCACTTAATTAAAACGAAAGAGAGGAAATAATTATGGCATTAGTAGGAACCCCTACCAACAGAACATCAATCGATCTTCCGGTTGACGTATCAAACGAGATCCTTCAGAAGACACAGGAATCTTCTGCAATCATGAAACTTGCAAAGCAGATCGCTCTTCCCGGAAGAGGCGCTGCTATCAACGTTATCACAGCTGATCCCGAAGCAGCATGGGTTGGCGAAACAAACGCAAAGCCTGTTTCGAATCCCGGACTTTCAACAAAGGTTATGAGAGCTTACAAGCTCGCTGTTATCGAGCCGTTCTCAAACGAGTTCAGACGTGACGTTGCAGCTCTGTATGATGCACTCATCAACAGACTTCCTGGCGCACTTGGAGCAAAGTTCGACAATACTGTATTCGGTGGCACGCAGGCTCCTGGATCTGACTTTGATACGTTCGCAGCTGTTACACAGCAGGACATCGAGACAGATACTTATGCAGGCTTCGTTGCAGCTGATGGCGATATCGCAGCTCATGGCGGAATCATGAACGGTATAGTTCTCGCTCCGCAGGGTAAGAGCGTTGTTCTTGGCGCAACAGATCAGAGCAAACGTCCTCTGTTCATCAACAATGTAGCAGAAGGTGCTGTTCCGGTTATCCTTGGTGCAAGAACAGAGCTTTCAAAAGGCGCTTATGTTGCAGGAACTCCCAATGTGCTTGGTTTCGCAGGTGATTGGTCACAGGCTGTTTACGGCACAGTTGAAGGTGTTAAGATCGATTACTCAAGCGATGCAACACTTGATATCGGTAGCGGCAACGTAATCAATCTGTTCCAGCAGAATATGTTCGCTGTTCGTGCAGAGATCGAGGTTGGCTTCCGCGCTGACACATCTGTATTCAATGCACTTGTTGATGCTTAATGGTTAAGCTTATCAATAAGCGAACAGGTTCCGCGTTTTGGGTAGCGGATGAGAGAGTTGAAGAGTATAAGGCGGCAGGTCACAAGCTTGCCGCTTCTCCTTCAGCGACTCAAAAACCCATAAAAGAAGAGCCTGTCGAGGCTAAAGAGGAAGCAAAAGAAGAAAAACCTGTCAAGAAGACGGTTAAAAAGGTTGTAAAACGTGCAGTTAAGAAGAAGTGAGGTGGTACAAATGGCTTATGCAACAGTTGCGGATGTTCAGGCAAGAATGACAAGAACTATGTCCGCAGATGAACAGACCATGTGCGCTACACTTCTGGATGATGCGGCAATCATTATCGATGCTTTCAATGCTTCCGCAACAGCAGATGCAAAAAAGATAGTTTCCTGTCGGATGGTTATCAGACAAATGGGAGACGGAGACGATGCCGGAGTTCCTATCGGGGCAACACAAGGCTCGATGTCCGGACTTGGTTATTCGCAGAGTTGGACGTTATCAAGCGGTTCAACCGGAGAAATGTATCTGTCCAAGATGGATAAACAACTTCTCGGATATGGCAACAAAATCGGCTCTTATTCTCCTGCTCAAGAATTGGCGGTGTCTGAATGAAAACAACAACGGTTCAATTAGCGGTTAAAACAGAAGGCGCTCCGGATCCATTCGGTATGCCGACAGAAACCGAAGAGTTGATAGACGTTCCCGGATGCCTTGTCGGTCAGCCTTCAACAGACGATATCGCACAAACAATGGAAATGTACGGCAAGAAGATAGCTTATGTTGTCGGAGTTCCGAAAGGCGATGAGCATTCATGGGTTGATACAGATGTGATTATCTGGGGCGAACGATTTAGGACTATCGGTTATCCAGAGACAGGAATACAAGGCAATATTCCCCTTAAATGGGGGCAGAACGTGAAAGTCGAAAGATATGGCTGATTATGTGTTCAAAAAGAACGATGCAGGAATACGCAAGCTGCTTCAATCGGAAGAATGCCTTGCTTGTATGGAAAAGTTCGCTCAAGGTCAGGCTGATGGTGGGGAAATGAAGCCTTTTATTGGTTTTGACAGAGCAAAAGTATTCGTGAACAAGAGGAAACAGAAATGATTGAGGTAGCAATAAGAGATTACCTTGCAAACAAAATAAACCCGATCCCGGTGCTGATGGAACAGCCGAAGAATCCGCCAAAAGAGTATGTTTTACTCCGCCTAGCAGATGCAGGGGTTGTAAACAAGGTTGATGCGGCAACGTTCTTCGTAACGGTCCACTCAAGTACGCTTTACAAAACAGCACAGCTTCGGGATTCGGTCAAAGATGCACTTCTGGATGCCATATCGGAAGATTTTATAACAAGTTCCACGTTGGGCGGTGAATCGGCACAGACAGACTCCGCAAACAACGTTTATCAATATGAATTGACATTCAACTTCTATTATTACAGAGAGGAGACATAAAAATGGCAAATACAGCTACCAACGTTACCGTTGGAAAACCTAATGTGTCCGGTGCCGTATATCGCGCTCCTATCGGAACTACTCTTCCGACAGATGCAACAACAGCACTTGATGCAGCGTTCGTTCCCCTTGGCTATGTGTCAGAGGACGGATTGAGCAACAACAACGAGCTTTCAGTTGAAGCAACAAAGGCTTGGGGCGGAAATATCGTTCTTCGTTCTCTTACAGAGATGAATGATGAGTTTGCTCTTACCCTTATCGAGACAAAGAATGTCGATGTCCTGAAGGCTGTCTATGGTGATGCTAACGTTACTGTTGATGCAAGCAACAATGTTACAGTTAATGTTATCGCCGAGGATCCTGTTGAGGCGGTTTGGGTGTTTGAACTTGCTCTTCGTGGCGGTATTGCAAGACGTATCGTTATTCCAGACGGAGCAATCACTTCCAGAGATGAGATCACTTACAACGATTCCGATCCGGTTGGATATGGCATCACTATAAGTGCTTACCCTGATGCTGATGCAAAGACTCACGTTGAGTACACAGAAGGTGCGTAATAAAAGGGATGGGAAGATATGGTAAAAGGGAAAACAAAAAGCGGTATAAAGTTTCAGTTGGACGAGCGCATTAAAGATGATGCTCGTTTTTTGTACTATATGGCGAAATCCCAAGACGATGAAGCTGATACGGCTGAAAAGTCGAAGGCCGTCATGGGAATGCTGAAACTTATATTCGGAGACGATGACGGTGTTATATCGTTCATGAACACGGTTGCTTCCACAAACAAGGGAGTCTGTTCAATCGATGTGATGCTTTCAGAATTATCCGAGATGTTTGAAGCGTTAAACGCAAAAAACTTATCATCCTCGCACAAATAATTAACGAGTGCGAGGACCTTCTGATTTGCGATCTGGCAGAAGCCTACGGCATTTATGACTACAAAGCGGAAAAACCTTCGCTTATAGCCACTCTTGCCGTGGGATTGCCAGAATCGTCAAGAATTAAGCGCAAGTATAGCGGAGTTGATTTGACGTTGGAGAATATGCTGCTTGCGTTGCTTGTTGATGGCGTGAATATTCTAATCTGGCAGAGAGGCGGAGCTAAACGGAACAAAAAGCCGTTAAGCGTATTTAAGAAGCTGACAGAGAAGAAAAAGCCAAAAGATGAGCTAATGTCATTCCGATCGCCAGAAGAGTATGAAGCTTGGATGGCTCGGAAGAGGGAGAAATGGGACAATGGCTGACACAATAGGAACCGCGTATGTGCAAATAGAGCCTTCGTTTGAAGGAGTTGTGCCGGAGATAGATAAGCATTTTGGCGGAGCAGGAGCTTCGGGCGGAAAATCGTTCACAGCAGGCTTCGGCAAAGCTATGGCAGGCTTCGGAGTTGCAACAGCGGCAGCAGGCGCGGCAATAGGTGCTATCGGCTCAAAGTTCGTATCAGCAACGGCAGATGTGGCATCTTACGGCGATAATATTGACAAAATGTCGCAGAAGATGGGATTAACAGCTGAAGCGTATCAGGAATGGGATGCGGTAATGCAACATTCCGGTACAAGCATGGAAACAATGAAAGCTTCCATGAAAACACTTGCAAATGCGGCAGAATCAGGCAATGACGCATTTAAGATGCTTGGAATATCTCAAAAAGAAATTGCCAATATGTCACAGCAGGAACTGTTCGAGGCTACCATTGCAGGACTTCAAAATGTTACTGATGACACACAGAGAACATATCTTGCCGGGAAGCTTCTCGGAAGGGGAGCAACGGAACTCGGCGCACTTCTGAATACATCCGCTGAAGATACACAGGCTATGCGTGACAGAGTTCGTGAGCTTGGCGGAGTTATGTCACAGGAAGCCGTTTCTGCTTCTGCTGCATTTCAGGATCAGTTGCAGGATATGCAAACGGCATTTCAAGGCTTGTCTCGTGGCTTAACAGCGGAATTTCTGCCGAGTATGACAACGGTCATGAGCGGTCTGACAGAGATATTCAGCGGAAACGCAGAAGGCGGTCTATCACAGATATCTGAAGGAATCAACGGCATTGTCGAAGGAATCACGCAGGCATTGCCACAGATCGCACAGACAGCGACCACAATCCTTGAGGCTTTAGCAACGGCTATTATGCAGAATCTTCCACAGCTTGTGCAGACAGGGTTTGAGATATTGAGTCAGCTTGCAACATATATTGTCGAGAATCTGCCTACTTTGATACAGACAGGCTTGCAGATTATTCTTCAGTTAGCTATGGGAATCGCGCAGGCTCTTCCGGAGTTAATTCCGGCAATAGTTGAGACAGTTCTGACGATAGCGGAATATCTCATCGAGAATGTGGATTTGCTTATTGATGCAGCCATTGCTTTGATTATGGGATTGGCTGAAGGTCTGATAAATGCTCTTCCGATACTAATCGAGAAGGCTCCTGAAATAGTCATCAAGCTCGTTGAAGCTATTATCAGAAATGCGCCGAAGCTCGTTCAGGCATCACTTGAACTGATTTTGATGCTTGTTAAGGGCATCGTGGACGCATTTGGTAAGCTTCTTGAGGTTGGTAAGCAGATAGTTGATAAAGTCAAGGATGGCTTCTGGCAGAAAGTTGAACAGGCGAAGACGTGGGGCAGCGACTTAATACAGAATTTTATTGATGGAATATTGCAGAAATGGAACGATTTGAAAGCTTCTGTCGCAAATGTAGCGCAAACAGTGAAGGATTTTCTTGGTTTTTCAGAACCGGAAGAAGGTCCGCTGTCAAACTTCCATACTTACGCACCAGATATGATGGAGCTGTTCGCACAGGGCATCAAGGATAATGTCGGAACAGTTGAAGATGCACTTACAAGCGCAACATCAGACATTATGGGCGCAGGACTTAATGTTGAAGCCGCGCAGAACGTTCAGATGAGTGTTAATGCCGCAAGTTCTGACAATAGCGGAAGCCTTGGACAAGTTGAGGCTCTTCTGCTTCAGGTCATCGATAAATTGCAGATGCCTATTGTTATGGACACAGGCGCACTTGTCGGAGCAACGGCAGGAGCTTACAACGTAGCACTCGGACAGATAGCCACAAGAGGTGGTAGAAGATGAGCAGAGTCGATTTATTCAATGGTGTCAAAATCACGGTTGAATCAACAAATAAATCTTATCACTCATACGATGATTGGGGTTTGTATATAACGAATACTAATTGTATCGGAGCGCCGGAGCAACAGACGAGATACATCGAAATACCGGGGCGAAACGGGTTGCTTGATTTATCCGAGGCGGTTTCGGGTAGGCAGATATATAAAAGCCGCCCGATCAAGATAAATCTCGCAGGCAGAAGGAATAAAGTCACTTGGGATAGTGTTATTTCCACCTTCCGCAATGAGATTAACGGCAAGATTTGTCATATAACTTTCGACAACGATAAATCTTATTATTGGCGCGGCAGAGTTGACATAAAGGACTTCAATTCAGTTCTTAACCTTGGAAAGTTCGTTGTTGATGTTCCAAACGCTGAACCATACAAATACAGCTTAACAACATCGGCTGAACCTTGGCTCTGGGATCCGTTTAACTTTGAGACAGGAATTATAACGTATATCGGAGCGGTAACGATCAGTGGCACGGAAACGATAACCATTCCGGCAGGGTATATGCCGACTTCTCCCGAAATAGTTGTATCTGACTTGTCGGGAACACTTACGCTTGACTATGGCGGTCAAACATACACGTTAACCACAGGCACGAACAAGATACCATCAATATTAGTCGGTGGAGATTCGGACGTTGAATTGACATTCACGGGAGATGCGAAGGTACAGATAGTATATAGGAGCGGATCGCTATAATGTATCAAGTCAATTTAGGAGAAAAAATCTTATATTACCCGGCATCAGAAGATGCGGTTATGTATGATACGGATCTGAATGAAGAGGTAGGGCTTGCAGGAGAGTTTACATTCAAAGTTCCGCCCCAGAATCCGCTTTATTCAGAGTTAACGAAAGGTGCGCTTGTGACGATCCTGAAGGATAACGTTGAGGTATGGCGCGGCGAAATCAGGAACATTGACACAGACTTTGCGAAAATTGCAAGCGTGTATTGCCTTGAGGATCTGGCATGGCTTGCGGATGAATACTTAACTCCGGCTCTTATCACAGATGAGACATTCGCGCAGCGTTTTCAGACGGTAATCGGGGCATATAATGCAAGTCGGTCAGCAGAGAGACAGTTCGCGGTTGGGTACATTACAAATGTTGACAGTTCCAAAAACTGCACATGGCAGACCGAATACGAGGAAAGCATACTTGAGAGTTTGCGAAAATGCATCTGTCAAGCTGGAACAACAACGGGATATATCAGAGTAAGGCGTGTCACTTCCGGGGGAGTAGTTACAAGATACATTGACATAGTTCGGCTCGCTGACTATGGGAGTCAAACCACACAGCCGATTGAGTATGGGTACAATCTTCTTGATTATGTTAAGGAGTCCGATTATAGCAATCTGGTTAATGTACTCACTCCATACGGGGATGACCTTGATAGTGAGGTATATGAGGGTTATTCAGCTAAATTACAAGGCACAACCATAACAAATACCGATTCGGTCAACGTCTACGGCAGACACGCAAAAGCGGTTGTGTTTGACGGAGTAACGGAAGTAAACACGCTTAACACATTGGCGGCGGCATACTTACTCAGATACTCACAGCCACAGCTCACAATGGAAGTTGAGGCGGTGGACTTGTCGGCGGTTGAGAGCGTGGACGAGATCACGATAGGCGATTCGGTTCGGATAATTGCTCAACCATTCGCAGTGGATCAATGGTTATATCTCACGCAGATTAAGCGAGATATTCAGAACATCGACAAGAACAGCATCACGTTATCGGGATATGTGCGGACCGGGCGGACAATAACAAGTCAGGCACAGCAGACCACCGAAGCGGTCAAGAATATACCGAGTAAGGCATCTATCTTGGACGCGGCGCGGAAAAATGCGCTTGAGATACTGAACGGGGTTGATGGCGGATATGTCACATTCGAGACAAACGCAAATGACCAGATAACCGAGTTAAGGATAGCCAACAACATGGACTACACGCAAGCGACAAAGTGCTGGCGGTGGAATCTTGGCGGTTTGGCTTATCTTGAAAGAGAAACGGCGGCGGATGAATGGACAGTAACAACAGCCGCCACAATGGATGGTGGGTTTGTTGCGGATTTCATTACCGCAGGAACGATTCGAGGTATCACAATAAGTGGTAACACTGTTAGCGGTAACACAATAAGCGGCGGCACGATAACAGGTACGGCCATAAGCGGCGGCACTATAACAGGCTCACAACTTATAGGTGCAAAGGGAACAATTACCGATGACATAGGTACTGTAAGCATGTCGGGTGGAGATTTGAGCATCACCAATGGCACCAGTGGCGGCGCGGGTGTATTCGCAAGGCGTTCAGATGGTGTTTATTACTCTTGTTGGGGTGCGGTCAATTCTGCTGCAAGAACAAACAGCGATTATCTTGAGGTCCCGACATACGATGTCATTGTTGCCGGAGATAACGCATCAGATGAGCGATTAAAGACAGATATTGCTGATATCAATGCAGATATGGCGAAGAAGCTGATATTTAGCATTAAACCTAAAAAGTTCAGATTCGAACGGAATCCGCAAGAGCTTCAATTCGGAGTCATTGCGCAGGAAATAAATGCAATCATTGATGATTTGGGAATCGATAAGAAGAATCGGCTCTGCTATGAACGAGAAATGGATGGAATGTACGCGGTCGATTATAAGCAGCTTATCGCTCCAATAATCAAGGTTATTCAGGAACAGCAAAAAGAAATAAATATATTGAAGGGAGAAAGAAATGGCTGACATAAGCACTGAATTAGCGCGGATTCTATCGGCTATATATGGCGAAGATGTGCGCGGTTCAATCCATGATGCGATTGAGAAGATCAACGATGTAGCCGAAGTGGTGCTGACTACGGGTACAGACGTAACGAGTCCATCAAGTTCAAGTGCGGGATACTATGATGATTCAATGTATCTGAACACAGACACGTTTGAATTATGGAAGTGTACGGGGGTTAACACTTGGGCGAGTCAAGGAATCCTCAAGGGAGATCCGGGAGCAGATGGAAACGGAATTGCATCCATCACAAAAACTGCGACCTCTGGACTTGTTGACACTTACACAATCACATACACGGATGGCACTACAAGCACATTCACTGTCACGAATGGCGAAGATGGAGCGAACGGCAATAAGTGGTACAGAGGCACGGGCATAAGCGGAAAAGCGGCACTTCCGACAGTATATACCGGTTCGGGGGTCGCAGATGCTAATTCGGGCGATATGTTCCTTAACCCGTCAGAGGGTGCTGTTTATTCGTGTGTGACGGGCGGCATTCCGACAGTGGCTACATGGCAGTATGAGATGACACTTTCGGGCGGTGGCGGTGGCACGTCAGACTATCCGGATCTGACTAATAAGCCGAGCATCAACGGACATACACTATTAGGCAATCAGACGGGGGCAGATTTAGGTCTTGCAAGTAGTTCTGACATACCGACAGTAGACCAAACATACAGTGCAACATCAAGCAATGCACAGAGCGGAACGGCGGTAGCAAGTGCGATAAGCGGTAAAGCCGATAGAGCAGATGTGACGGCGATAGAACAAGTCATACCGAGCGGAGCGAGTGCAAGTAATAAGTTGGCTACGGCGAGCGACATTCCGACAGTAAATGACGGACAGTTGACCATTCAGCAAAACGGCACAAATAAAGCCACATTCACGGCTAATCAGAGTGGAAATGCTACGGCGAATATTATTACAGACGAGTGGACTACAACAAGTCAAGTACAGTCGGACGGAACGGTAACATTCACGGGGCTGAATGACAGTTATAGCTATAGTAGACCATACTACGAGTTACCGAGCGGAGATAGCGCATACACTTGTAGCAAAGTAACCAAATCGGGTAGCGGTACATCGGTAACACTTACATATACAACAGATGCACCGAGCGGAACAGTTTGCAAGTTAAGGATATTAAAGTAAAGGAGATTAAATCATGGAACAGAATTACACAGTATGTTACAAATTACACGATTCAAAAAGCGGTCAGTGGTCAAATCAGGCGGTAGCGCAGTACAGTGACTATTGGGAGGCTATGGCGAAGTATGGGTCAGAGGTTGCAAGGCTTATCAATGCGCAGGACTATGATTTTGTCCTTGTGTATCTTATAGATACATTCGGCAACATCAACCCGAGCAACAAGACATGGAGAGATTCTCGTGTTGCGCCCGAACCCGAACCCGAAGCAGAGTAACATTCATTCATAAACCTCTAAAGAGCCGTGATGTGTCGGTGGCATTGCGGCTCACATGAGGGGAAGGAGATAGATTATGTTTACAGAAATGATGATGAGTGGCTCGGGTGGGGGCGGTGATATTAAACTAATAGCATGGGCGAAAGGTGGAATTTACGATTGGGCGACTTATGATGCAGACGCTGATTATGTAACAGTGTCAAGTGATAGAAAAACTTTAACTTTCCTAAAAGCATGCAAAGGTTTTTTCGGTGCTACGACAAATAGCATCACTGTAAGTGGTACTTGCCCCTTTAGTGCAATTCCTAATGCAGAGGGCACTTATACAGATAAATTATACTCATTTGAAGCCAACGCAGGAGACACCCTTGTTTTTACGTCAAGCGGACGAAGTGGTTATGAAGTTATAGGAGCGTAAAAATCCCTCTCCCTATCCGAGAGGGTAGAAAGAGAGGAAATTTGTACTAGGAGAAAAATAAATGACAGAACCGATAACAATTAACTTGCTTTTTCAACTTGGTGGAATTATCGCTACTATTTGGGGCGGATATAAAATCTTAATGGAGATTATCAAAACAATAGGTGGCAAATATGTCGAAAAGAAAAAACAAGAAGAATTAGAGCCGACACTGATTAAGAATATTCAAGACGAGCGTGACAAGATATACGCTAACTATGATAAGCAATTAGCGGATATTCGAACAGAGATTGACGATAATCACACGGACACCGAAGCAAAGATACAAGAAGTACGGGCAGAATTGGAAATGCTCACGGAATGTATGTACGCTACGCTTGATGGACTTCATCAGTTAGGGTGTAACGGCAAAGTCACTGAAACACGTACAATGCTTAACGAATATCTAATTAGGAGAGCACATGATTAGATACGGAGATATAACGGGATATGATGACGCAGAAGTCATAGAAAGGGGTGCAAATGAAGATGACAGACAAGATGTACGATGTACTGAAATGGGTAGCGCAGATACTTCTTCCGGCAGTGGCAACACTGTATTTCGCAATAGCGCAGATATGGGGATTGCCTTACGGGGAGCAGATAGTCGGAACGATAACGGCTATTGATGCGTTTCTTGGGGCATTGTTAGGGATAAGCACATATCAGTATAAAAAGGACTTACAGTGATGACCAAAAAGCAGATTGAGTTTATAAACATGGTTGCGCCCATAGCGGTTGCACAGGCGGTCAAGCATAATAACGCCCTTTTTCCGTCTGTTTGTATAGCACAGGCGGCACAGGAGAGCGGTTGGGGCAAGTCGGCAAAAATGGTAAAGGCTAACGCCCTGTACGGCATTAAGGTTGGAAAAAGCGCCTGGAAGTTTGGCACGGCATGGAAAGGCGTCGCATATAAGACAGGCACGACAGAATATTACGACGGCAAAAATCCCACAAGGATAGTCGATTTTTTCCGGGCTTATGATAATATTGAAGATGCCACAGAGGACTACATGGATATGCTCTGTCACTGTCAGAGATATAAACAGGCGCTCAACCGTAGCACTCCCGCTCAGTCAATTACGGCTATCGTAGCGGGTGGATATGCTACGGGTCCTGAGTATGCCGCGCATATTATGGGCATTATCAATAACTTTAACTTGCAGATATTTGATAACCGAGAGACCACGCCATCGAGTTTGTGGCTGATCGGGCAGACCTACACTACACAGCAAGACTTGAACATCCGGCAAGAACCAAACGGCGATACAGTTCCATTCAATCAACTTACCACAGACGGAAAGAAACACGCTTTCATTTCTCCGAGTGGTAGTTCAGTGCTGCGGAGAGGCACCAGAGTGACAGTGAAGGCCATTCAATCAACCGGGTCCGCAACGTGGGTACAGATTCCGTCCGGGTGGATCTGCGCAAAGAACAGCAAAAACATTTTTCTATTATAACGCTTCCCTTTATTTATCTTCCCTTATATAGAGCCGTTTTCGGGTAATGCCGGGCGGCTCATTTTTTACTAGAAACAGGTGTTACTAGTAAATTGCTAGAAATGCCGTAAAATAGGCACATTGCCGCCTTGATTACAAATTAGAAATTATAACGCAAATACGCTATTTCTAGGTTTTATAACAGACGTTATCATTTGTTATCATGTGTTATTATGCCTTCATTAGTAACAAACTAGTAACAAAACTAGTAACAAACTAGTAACATCAAATCTTATTAAGTGCTTCCCTCATAACTTCAAGATCGATATGAGTATAGACTTTTTCTGTCACATTTTTGCCTTTATGTCCGACTATCTTCTGGATGATCCGCTCATCAACTCCGACATTAGTTAAGCGACTCACGCAAGTATGCCGAGTATCGTGCAGAGTATGGTTAAATCCGTTCTTTTCGCGCCAAGTGGTAAAATAATACTTCATATCATAATAATCGCTATATAAGGGCAAATGAGCAAGTTTTTGAGCCTTGTCTGATAAGGGTACATCTCGGATGCCTGCTGCTGTTTTTGATTCTTTAATATGAATCACATCGTTTTCTATTTCCATTTGGCAATATTCTCCTGCTCGGAGTCCGGTATAGATCATAAACAAGATAATTCTCGACATATCATCATTCATTTGCCAGAGCCTATCAATCTC